TAGTCAGGGTCAGTTTGGTAACGGAGCGTCTTCCGCTCAAACAGTTGACAGCTTTGATTTACCACCTCCAGCTGCAGGTAATCCATTATATCCAGATGTGCCAGAACTTCAGGCTCCTGACCGTGTGACGGAAGAACTTGCCGCTGCTGAAACACCAGATGATTATGCAACTGCCGAGGGTAGAGCATTCGCCAACTCTCAGGCTCAAGAAAATGGTGTACCAAACCCAGCTGCTCCTGCCGTTGATGCTTCTGCTCAAACTGCTCCAACTGGTGGGTCAAATACTAATGTGCCTGTTGACTGTAAAGTAATTTACGGAACAACTAACTTCACAGACGATTATCGTTTATCTCCAAACTTTACGCTTGGTATGTTAATCTCTGGTGGTTTGGCTGGTCCACATAAACTCGTTGATCAGGTTCTTAAAGATTCTCCAGCTGCACAAGAACGTGTTTACACTGTACAAGAAATTGTATGTAACTTGGCTCAGCTTGCTCAGAACGTACTTGAGCCAGCTCTTGGTGTTCTTCCAGGTGGTATTGGTGGTTATGGTAAACAATGGAAGGTAACTTCTGGTTATCGTCTAAAGGGTGTTATCAAACAGGAATCTCCAACATCAGACCACTGTAAAGGTATGGCAGCGGATATCGCTTTAATGCTACCAGATCGTTATAATGCCACATACAATATGATTCAGAAAATTGAGGCAATAGTTCCTTATGACCAACTGATTCTTGAGTATCGTTACAAAGACCAAGTTTGGATGCATATGTCATACAAATCTAAGGGGTCTAGAAAGATGGCGTTCACTATGGCCAACGATAAGACTTTCCAAAGAAATGGATTCTCACTATTAACTGATGGCGCATCGCCACCACAGAAAGCATAATATGCCAGCAGTAGCTAGAAAGGGTGATATGTCGCAAGGACTCGATGGTCCAGCGACATCCCTGACTCATAAAATTCAAGCAGTTAAATCATATGTGGACGGTATCCTGATTGGTTTAGTCGGCGACCAATATGAAGCTCATGCCGTTGGAGAAACTGTGCATCAAAATGGTCAACGACAAATAGTTTCAGGAGCTTCAAAGACTTATTTTGAAGGTATTGCTGTTGCAAGAACAAACGATCAAATAGCAGATGGTGATAAAGTAGGCGCTGGCTCTGCAAAACTTACGGTAGAATAACCTAAATAATAGTATGCCAATAAATACAAGAACGTTCTCAGATATAGACTTTAACTTTATTCCAAATCCTGTCACTGGGGATTTGGTTCTTCGCCTGGACGACGATGCAGTTAAGAATTCGGTAAAGAATTTAATTCTGACATCGTTCTATGAGAGACCTTTCCATAGCGAAGTTGGTTCTCCAATCAAAAGTATGTTGTTTGAACCAGCCACACCTATCCTTGGTTCTATGATTAAACAGGCAATTATTAACACAATTAACAACTACGAACCAAGAGTTAGCCTTTCTGATGTTATTGTGAACTCATCGCCAGACGATAATTCGGTTTATGTGACAATCGAATACACAATTTTGAATAGCACAGAACCACTTACCCTAGACCTAACATTACAAAGATCTCGATAATGTCTAACAACCAAAAAATTTCAACCACAGATCTAGATTTTGACAATATCAAGTCAAATTTAATTACGTATCTAAAAGGTCAAACCCAGTTTCAAGATTATAATTTTGAGGGTTCAGCTTTATCTGTTCTATTAGATGTTCTTGCGTATAACACTCATTATAATGCTTTGTATAATAACCTAGCAGTGAACGAAATGTTTTTGGATTCTGCAAGAAAACGTAACAGCGTTGTTTCTCTTTCAAAGATGCTTGGATATAGACCTCGTTCAGCAGCATGCGCAACTGCCAATGTAACATTAACTGTGACTGTTCCTTCTGGTTCTAATGTCCCACAAACATTGACACTTCCAGCGTTATCTGCATTTAACACAAACGTAGGTGGAACAACATATTCGTTCTATAATATGCAGGCTGTTACTGCTGCTCCTTCTGGAAATACGTTCACATTCTCGAACATTACCATTACCCAAGGAACACCACTAACAAACACTTACACATATGAAACAGGAACAATCATTCAGATTCCTAACCAATATGCAGATTTAAGCACATTGACTGTTTCAGTACAAGACAACTCTTCATCTTCTGTTTACAACTATTTCAAGCCAGCGGACACATTAGTTAATGTTGATTCGACATCCAATGTGTATTGGGTAAAAGAAATGGACGACGGATTATACGAAGTTGATTTTGGTGATGGTATTCTTGGTACTGCTTTGGTTCCAGGTAACGTTGTTTATTTGAATTACTTTGTTTCTGATTTAGATGTTGTTAATGGTGCAAGCACATTCTCATACAATGGTCCATCGTTAATTAGCGCAGCTCCAACTACTGTTACAGTTTTGTCAGCTGCTGTTAATGGATCTGATGTTGAAACAATTGACAGTATTCGTTTTAATGCACCGAAATTTTATTCATCTCAAAACAGAGCTGTGACTATCGACGACTATAAAGCAATCACATACGCTAATGTCCCAGTCGCTCAGTCTGTCTCAGTTTGGGGTGGTGAGGATAACGTTCCTCCAGTATACGGACAAGTGTTTGTTTGTATTAAACCTTACAACGTTGCTACGCTTACTTCTGTTCAAAAGAACGACATTATCACAAACGTACTAAAGCCAAGAGGTATCGTTTCAATTATTCCAAACATTGTTGACCCAGATTCAATTAATGTTGAGTTATCAATCACAGCATATTACAACGATCAAATCACAACAAAATCTCCATCAGATTTAGCCACAATTATTACGCAGGTTGTTAGCGATTATAACAACTCAGATCTACAGAATTTTGATGGTGTGTTTAGATTCTCTAAGTTGAGTAAACTCGTTGATGGCGCAGACGCATCAATCGAAAGTAATATCTCAACCCTTGTTCTACAAAGAGCGATTGCTAATCCACAGTACAACACATCAGCTGAGTATATTATCAATCTGATCAATCCGATTCGCGAAACAGGAACGCCTGATAACGCTGTTCTGAGTAGCGGTTTCTATATTCCTGGAAGCACTAATGTGTACTATCTTGACGATGATGGTCAGGGTAACATTCGTTTGTTCTATTATGGACCAGATGGTTCTAAAGTAGTTGCGAACTCTTCCATTGGATCAGTTAAATATACAACTGGCTATATTGATATCAAGAACCTAACAATCGCTTCTTTATACGATTCTTCTTTGTATTTTACAATTAAACCTTTATCGAATGACGTTGTTTCTGCGCTGTCACAGTATGTGCAGATTGATATGGCAAACCTAGTCGTTAACGTAATACCAGATCCAACTGCTTCTGGATTACTTGGCGGTGGAAACAATTATACATTTACTCCTAGCACAATTGCGTAATGATTACCAAACCTAATGTATCTACCTTAGTTCCGCAACAACTTCCTGAATTTGTAAGGAATGAGTATGGAACATTTGTGTCTTTTCTACAGGCATATTACGATTATCTGGAAACTACACAGATTGATATTACAACTGTCAGAGATGTAGATACCACTCTAGATACATTCTTAAAGTATTTCAAAGACGAGTTAATTTCTAAATTCCCTTTGAATACTGCTGTTGATCAGCGTGTTATTATGAAACGTGCCAAAGACCTGTACCAAGCGAAAGGTACTGAGTCTGCTGTTAAATTATTGTTTGAAATGATTTACGGTAAGCAAGTAAGCGTATTCTACCCATCGACACAGGTTCTTCGCCCATCGGATAACGTATGGAATCAAGACACTTCTCTATTCGTTCAAATTAACAGCGGAAACCCAGACGACATTGTTGGTGCAATTGTTCAGATTATTTCTAACAATAAAATTACAGAAGTAACAGTTCAGGGTCGTCAGAATGTAAAGATTGAAGTTGACAGAGCAATTGAAATCTCCCCAACAATCTATGAGTATTTGATTGACCGTAGATTCTTTGGTAATATCAATATCGGAGACATCGTTCGATATCAAAACACAGAAACAGGTGTAGACTTTTCAGGAACAATTCTTCCTACAACTTCTTCTCTACAAATCTTAGAGCCAGGAACTGGATTTAAGGTTGGTGATGTATACCCAGTTACGAACTTTGATGGAACAGGGACAATCCTAAAGATTGCTCGTGTTGATTCTAATGGTGGTATTGCTCAGGCTCAATTTATTCAGTTCGGTACAAAATATACAACTAATTTTACACAAACGATTTCTTCAGATGCTGTAACTGCTGCGGTGACACAAGCAACTGGTGTTCAGTTAACACGAAGCGTAACAGAATCGCTTAATGGTCTTGGTGTTTATGTCGCAACATACCATCTTGGTATTACAGAATTTACAAATGGTTTCGCTGAAAGTGGTTCAATCAACGCAGTTGATTATGAATACGCTCAATCGTTGGATGTTATGGAATGGGATCCTTCCTACGCTGGCGAAACATTAAGACAGTTCGGTTTAACATCAGCTCAGGCTGTTGCTTCTTCATCTTCTGAATATACATCTGCCTTGATTCAGGTTAATCTTGGTGCCATTGCTGTTTATCCTGGATATTGGTTAAATAATGCCAGTTTCTTGGACGACGCTATTTTCATTCAGGATAGTCATTACTATCAGCCATTCTCATATGTTATCCAGATTGATGAAAAACTAGACACATACAAAACAGCTGTTAAGAATCTGATTCACCCAGCTGGTATGGCTATGTTCGGTGAATATAATGTTCAGAACACATTTAGTCTAAATATTCAGTTGCAGTCTATTCTTAAGATTCTTAACGAGTCCCTAAGCGATTCGTCTACTATTCTTGAATACGCTCAATTGTTTACATCTAAACCTCTCTCTGAAACGCAAACACTAAGCGACTATGCGAGAATAACAACTTCAAAACCATTCGCAGATTCTCAATCACTATCTGATGTATTGGTTAAATTGACCACTAAGGTATTCACAGATACTCAGACTATCACTGACGCCATCACATCAAAGAGATTCGGTAAACTCCTTACTGAATCTCAAACAATGGCAGAAGCAATTGGTCCATTTACAACAACAAAAGCATTGGCAGACGCTCCTGTTATGTCTGACACGACAGGAACTAACCTAAATAGAACAAACCCCCAATTAGTTTATACTACTAACGTAACTAATCAGTCTTCTTCAACTGTAACAATGGCAAGCGCAGGATTCGTTGAACTGAATCCATATTCAATAGCTGGTTATTTTACTAATGACACTGGGTATTACGTTGGAACACCAACTTCAATGAGTTAAAACAGGAGAAATTTATGGAACTATTAGATAACACAATCAAAATCAAGGGCGATGTTAACATCGTTCTTCTAGACGCAGAAGGTAATAAAAAAGACGAACGTCAGGTTAAAAACCTTGTCGTTACAGTGGGTAAATCTTGGATCGCATCTCGTATGCTGGCTGACGCTGGTGGTACTGGTGGTGTTCCATTGATGTCTACTATGGCTGTTGGTACAAGCTCAACAACTCCAGCTGTTGGTGATACAACACTAAACACTGAAGTTGGTCGTGTTGCTTTGGCTTCTTCTTCAGTAAGCGGAACAGCTATTACTTATACTGCAACATTCCCAGCAGGTACTGGTACTGGTGGTCTACAAGAAGCAGGTATCTTTAACGCATCTTCTGCAGGTACACTACTTTGCCACACAACATTCCCTATCGTTAACAAAGCATCAGGGGATACAGTTGCTATTACTTGGACAATCACAGTAAGTTAATCAGGTAGACTAAATGCCAGCACTATTAAAATCTGAATTACATAATTCCGTAGCCAAGTTATTGTATACGGAGATTCAGAACAAGACATCGAGATATTTTTATTTCCTTGGACAGACACTGCCTCCTTCAGCATGGTCAGATCCATCTAACCCTCCTGCTCCTGTTGATAGTGCTAAGTATGAATTTGATACTCGTAATCAAATTATTACGATGAAGGAAATCAATTCTACTGACGTAACATACGTTGTTCCTCGAGTAAACTGGACTTCTGGTTTAGTTTACGATATGTATGATGATCAATATAGCACAGAAGTACAGGGTATTAACCTAATCTCTGGTGGATATGGTTACACAACTGCCCCAACAATCACTATCTCTGGAGGTGGTGGATCTGGTGCAGCTGCAACTGCCGTTGTTAACAGCGGACAGATCGTCAGCGTTAATATCACATCACGAGGAATTGGGTATACTTCAGCACCAACAGTTACAATTACTGGAGGTGGTGGCGCTGGTGGTGTCGCAACTGCCGTTGTTACTATTGCACCATCTGGCGCACAACGTGTTGAGGATACAAATTCTATTGTTTTAACAACAGACTTTAACGTATATAAATGTCTAGATAATGATAACAATTCTGTTTCTACATACCAACCAATCGGTACTGTTGTAGATCCAGTTATCATGCCAGACGGATATATGTGGAAATACTTGTATAGTATTCCTATTGCCTTGAGAAATAAATTTCTCACTGATCAATATATGCCTGTTGTTAACGCATTAACTGATCAGTTCTTTGAGAATGGACAGTTACTTAACATCGGCATTCAATCTGGTGGTTCAGGATACACATTCGCATCAATTACATCGAATGGTGATGGATACAGATCAGGCGATCCGCTTCTAATCACAAACACAACAGTAACTAATCAGGGAACAGGTTATACTGGTGGTGCTACATTGGTTGCTACTCCACCTGTTGCTAACGCAGCAACATGGGTTTCCGGAAACCAAGTTCTTCTTGGACAATATATTGTCTACGGTAACAATGAGTATGTTGCCACTCAAACTGGTATTCTTTCTACCCCTGCTCCTACTCACACTTCTGGTATTGTTCAGAACGGAACTGCTGCTCTTAAATTTGTTGGAACAACAGTTACTGGTACTGTCAATGTGACATCAGGTAAAGTTACAAGCATCACATTAAATGGTAGTCTTTATGACTTCAACATTACTAATGGAGGTTCTGGATATACAGCACCCCCAGTCATAAATATTTCTGGAGGCGGTGGAACTGGTTTTGTTGGTACTGCTTTATTGAGCGGCACATCGGTTTCTTCTGTTCAGATAACAAGTCAGGGTTCTAATTACACCTCTGCTCCAACAGTTACTTTCGGTAATCAATGGGCGTCTTCAACTGCAGTTACAGTTGGTTCTCAGTATTATTCTTCTAATAGACTATACACTGTTTTACAGTCAGGAACAACTGGATCTACCGCACCAACTGCTGTTTCTAATAGCATTCAAAGTATCTCTGTAGCGTCTGGTGGCTCAGGTTATATTTCTGCCACAGTTACTATCTCAGCACCAGATGTTACTTCTGGTGGAACACAGGCTACCGCTACTGTTACAATTATCGCAGGTGTTATTACTGCAATTAACATTACAAACGCTGGCGCTGGTTATATTAAAACCCCAACAATTACTATCAACAACACAGGAAATAATACTCTTGGTGCTGTTGCTCAGGTTGGTGTAATTCAGATTGGTTTCACAGATGGTACTGCTAAACTGACATATGTTGGATGGCCAGCAACAGCTACTTCTATTCTTAAGTATGGTTCAGGATATTCTGCGCTGCCAACATTAACAATCAATGGCGTTTCTGGTGGTACTGGCGCTTCTGCTTATTTCGTCGGCGCTAAATCAGAGGCGAAATTAGTTCCTGTCATTCAGAATGGTCAAATTACTGGTGTAAATATTATCGACTCTGGTATTGGTTACACATATTCTAATCTGACAGTTACTGGAGATGGTTCAGGTGCAATTCTTCAGGCGAACCTAAGTCCTGGCGACCTATCAACACTTCAGGCTAATACTGAATTGTTAACACCAGACGGACGTATCATGGCATATCCTGTTATCTCTGGTGGATATGGTTACGGAGCAAATCCTCCTGTTACTATTACTGGCGACGGTACTGGCGCTTCGGCTCATGCTATTGTTCAGAATGGTTCTGTTATTAAGATCGTTGTTGATAACTATGGTCTTGGGTATCGTTGGGCAACTGTAACAATTGGTGGTTCAGGATTTGGTGCGACTGCTCGTGCGGTTATGGCTCCATTTGGTGGCCATGGTAAAGACCCTGTTACAAACCTATTCACAAATACATTGATGTTCTTTACTGATATTTCTCAAGATCAAAACCAAGGATTTACAGTAAACAACGATTATCGTCAACTTGGGGTTATTTCAAACCCACGTGTGTTTGGTGCAACAACTCTATTAAATACAGAATTAGCATCAGCATGTTATGTTGTGACTGGAATTTTTAACACATCACAATTCCTACAAGATATGACTTTGACTGTTGGCACAACATCAGGTCCAAGATTTGTTATTGTTTCTGTAACATCAACAGGTATGTTGCTTCAATCTTTAGACAATTACTATCCTAAGATCGGCGACACATTCCTTAACCCAGCAGGAAATACATTCAGTGCTGGTGGAATTACTCCTCCAACAGTAGATAAATATTCTGGTAGTTTGTTCTTCATTGACAATAGGGAAGGTTTTACCCCTACATCAAACCAAACAGTAACATTAAGAACTGTGCTTCAGTTCTAATAACAAGATAACGTAAAGAGTAATCGATGACAATAGATTTCAATACCCAGCCATATAATGATGACTACGATGAGAACAAAAGATTTTATCGTATTCTGTACAAACCATCATATGCTGTACAGGCACGCGAACTTACTCAAATGCAGTCTATTCTTCAAAACCAAATTAAGCGTTTTGGGGATAATGTATTTAAGCAAGGAGCGATGGTTATTCCTGGACAGGTTTCTGTCCAGACTTCTACCCAGCCTGGATCTGGTATTCAGTACGTTAAACTACAGGCATTAAATTCTAATGGTGTTGCAGTTGAAGGTTTCTTGTCTAACTTAATTGGTAAGACAATCACAGGGCAGGCAAGTGGTGTTACTGGTGTCGTTATGCAGATTGAGCATGCTTATGGCTCAGACCCCTCAACTATCTACGTAAATTACACAAACTCTGGTTCTGATAATAACACTCATGTCTTTGCTGATGGTGAGATTATCACAACTTCTGATTCTCTTTACTCTTTTAACACAGTTGGTGTTTCTGGATCTGGTCTCCACACAGCAACTGGTCTTGGTTCAGCAGCAAGTATTCAACAGGGTGTTTACTACTTTAATGGATACTTCTGTTTAGTTGAGCCACAAACAATTATCCTCGACAAATACGACAACACTCCATCTCAGAAAGTTGGTTTGATTTGGAGCGAGTCTATTAAGACATCTGAAACAGATGAGTCTTTATTAGACAACGCACAAAACTCATATAACTACGCTGCTCCAGGTGCTGATCGTTATTTCATCGAACTTACTCTTGTAAGCTACGGACTATCTGACACAACAGACCCATCGTTCGTTGAGTTGATTCGTGTTACTAATGGCGCAATCTTCACTCTTACAAACACAACTGCATATAACGACCCTGCTGCTGCGATTGCTCAGGCAATCTATGACACAGATGGTAACTATACTGTTAGCCCATTCTTATTAGACGTTCGTGAAGATAGAAATAACAACCGTGGAACATGGACATCAAATACAGCATATTTGATCGACGACGTTGTAACGTATGGTGGTAACACATACGTTGCTCAGAACAGCGGTTCATCTATCACTACACCACCAACTCATACAAATGGAACAGCGTATGACGGTCCAGCTAACAGCGGTATTAACTGGCTATACAACGTAAGCCCAGCTTACAACAACGGCATCAATCAAAATGGTAGCGTGAATAACCTAGCAATTGGTCTTGAAGCTGGTAAAGCATTTATTCAGGGTTATGAGTTTACAAAACTCGGAACAACATATCTAACAGTTCCTAAACCAAGATCAACTGTCCAATTAACAAATTCAGTTATTCCAGGACCAGACGATGTTGGCAATTACGTTCTTGTTAATAATCTTCATAATCTTCCACCTATTAACAACGGAACAAACGCTCCGTACCAAGTTGTTAATTTGTATGATACCATTACTGGTTCTACTCCTGGATCTGCTCCTTCTGGCGGCACAGTAGTAGGAACTGCTCGTGTTCGTTTCATCGAATATCATAGCGGAGATAACCCATTCGATTCAGCAACTGTTTGGAAACTTGGTTTGTTCAACGTTCAAATGAACGGAACATACACATTCAACCAGAACGTAAAATCTCTAGTATATTCTAACGGATTTACTGCTGATATTTCTCCTGTTGTCACTCAACAGGTTGGTTCAGCAACTGTTTCAGGAACAACTGTTACTGGTACAGGTACTTCTTTCCAAACTAACTATACTGTCGGAGATCTGATTGTTTTCAACATCGGTTCTTCTCAGACATATGGTAAGATTGCTTCTATCGGTAGTCAAACATCAATTACATTGGCTGCTTCTGGTGGAACTATTTCTAGTCCAGTTTCTATTGGTCGTGGAACTACCCAACTATTAGAACCAAACAGCAACACATTGTTGTTCCCTATGCCATACTACGCAATCAATTCTGTGCGTACTTCTACTGGCTCTATTAACCTTAACTACACTGTGTATGAACAATATACAGCAAACGTAGCTGGTACTGCTGTTACATTTACAACTGCAAACGGAACATTTGAATCCTACGCAGGTGTTTCTAACTACGTATTCACTAACGCAACTACTGGTGCGATTTTCGAACCATCAGCAAGTCAGGTTGCTATCTCAGGAACAAGTTTAACTGTTTCTGGCTTAACATCTGGACAGGCTGTTTCTGGTAACGTTGTTAGCGTTGTTTGTGGTGTGACAAGAACTGGAACTGGTAACGAAAAGAGTAAAACACTAACAACTGCAACTGTTGTTATCAATAACCAATCTCAGGCTCAAAACTCTTTTGTTACATTGCCTAATCCAGATTTGTTTAAGATTATCAGCATCCGTCAGGCTGATGGACAGGCATGGGGTTCTTCTCCAACAAACTCACAATTCGTAACTGATATTTCTGCGAACTATACAGTAAACAATGGTCAGACTAAAGAAATGTATGGTCTTCCATTCTTGACATTGAACCCTTCATATAATGTTCCTACTGC